AAGCTCATTTTTGTTCTCTCCGTTTACATTCTTCTTGTACCTTAACAGGCACATCAGGATGCCATCCGCCGATGAGCATACTGCAATCATATTTTACAACAACTACATTGCTTTTACTAGCAGGCCAAAACAATAAGATTAGTATTCCAAGCACAATACCAAATGTCACCGCAGTCCAGAAAAAATCTTTAGCCATTTAATACTCCTTTGTAGGTTTCATTCAACCAACGACCAAAACTATCTGCCGACTCACTACACTTGTTTAATTCATATTTGCCACAGAACTGCATAAAACGCACACCAACTTGTCCGATGTCTTTGTGACTAATTTGCTCACGAATAGCGGCATCTACTGTATCTTTAACTTCTGCAGGTTGTGCCGTAAGATCAATTAATGTACGATTGCGTTCATAATCATCTAGGACTCTATGCTCCACACCATCCGGATCTGTCCAGCGTTGTAGCATCATGTTGTTCCACGAGTATCCTTGTTTCTGTCGATCCTCGAACGCTTCCTGAAGGCCAACCTTGTTCTTAGTGCCCTTAGTACGGACTCCCGGGTAGGCCGAGAACACATTATCCGACGAATCGCCGCGCATACACTTCTCGAAGAGTAGCCATTCTGGATTAGGGATAGTTTTAGGTTCTTTAGTTTTCTTATCGATGACCGCTTTTCCTTTAGCATCGAATATTCCTTCTATTGTGTGTAATTCGTCTGTAATACCGTTGTATTGTTTAACATTTGAAGCAAGCAACTGTACAAAGTCCGTGTCACTTGAAATTACTACATGTTCGTCTTGGGGATGTAATGCTATCCAGCGAGCTATGATATCGTCGCCTTCTGCGGTAGGACAACGTAATACACTACAGTTGGTCCTCTCACTCAAGTATTTAGTCAAATTATCATAAGTTTCCCAGAACATCTTATCTTCTTCAGCTTCTGCTTCTGTTAGAGCTTGTCTAGCTACAGCACGGTTGGCTTTATAGGGTTTATAGTGATCTTTGCGCCAACTGCGCCCTTCTAAGGCAAACACTACATGGTCCGCTTCAAATCTACGGGCCATTTTGTTAGCTGCCATTAGGGTCACATGGAGTGCAAATCCTACCTTTTCCCATGTGTCGCTGGCACGGAATGCTCCATGCCTGGCTCTAAAGAATAAGTTAGCTGTATCTATAAGGACATATTTCATACTAGTAGTATAGCAGAAATCGTGCTAGAAGTCAAACGAATTTATTTTTAATAATGTAATCTAGAATAAAACGATGGAATGCTGAGTGGCCATCTTTGCCAAAATGCCATGAATTGGGCATGACAGTGTCTATACCTTTTGAACGAATTACAGCATCATACGTTTGGCTAGGATCATATGGTCCTATATAAGATTTGCCCCATCTTTTTTGGGTTTCAATAGTGGAGAAATCATTATTACCATTAAAAAATATATGTGGGATTTTTAATTTTTGTAATTCAAGATGAAACTTCCATATATCTTCGTGCGCTTGTTTAGTTTTTTCTTTCCAGTCGGTGTCAATTACAAAGGTCCTATATCGTTCGGCCACCTCAATTGGAACATGGTCGGTACCACTGGCACCCACTTGAAGATAGTTATTACCATAAGACCACTCTTCGCGTTCCCAAGTTGACCATTGTATAATGACCAATTGATCTGGATGATTGGCCCCACCGCCAGCCAACCATTCACGTGTGGTCCGTATGATACGAGCATTACTACTAGCACTCTCGGCATCACAACGAAATGCTGCTTTGAGTGTAAGACTCAACAATTTGCCCCATGAGACTGCAAGATTTTCTGGGTGTGGGCTACGGCCTAGATAAAATAACGTAGTATCATCTTCGGCAAAGGCATGTGGGTTTACAGCTTCGGCACCAGCAGTATGGCTGTCGCCATTGACATACAACATCATGATACTTCAGATCTACCATCACCGATATTACGAGTCTTAACTACACGGTCACGTTCGGGATTCATAGCTTCGTACTGCTCGTAGGTTTCTAAAACTACATTGCGACACACTGCCGTAAACCAACGATCTACAATGTCAGAATCAGTATCCTTGGGATCCTTTTGATAACCGGCACGTACTAGATTAGCCACAAACTTATCGTTCCAGTCTAGTTCAAATGCTCCGTTTTGTATATTTTCAGGGTCAATCTCCATGCTTACAATATTGACATACGGCTCACCTTTTTCGTTAGCAATTTCTTTTTCCGTTTTTTGTGGAGCTTTTTTTTGTGGAGCCGATGATGCATCGGCAGTGGTTGCTTTTTTCTTTTTAACGAATTTCTTTTTAATGATGTCAAATATTTTTAGCATGATTTCCTATCTAGTATTACCGTAGTGTACTACAGAGATACCCGGCATATCAACGGGTAATTTGCGCCAAGGGTCAACAATAACACTTCCCGGCAGGATTGTGCAATACGGTTGTGTATCTAATTGGTCGCCAGTATACTCGTATGTAATTTTACGATTGTGCGCCCATAAAAATACTGCTGGTTGATTAATCTCGCCGACTACATCTGTTGTATCGTCAGCTAATGGGTCAACATAACTAACACCGTGCCCAGCTTCTTTAACGTAGAAACCAACCAACGTACTATAACTACCAATACAATATTCAACATCTGGCTTGTAGGCTTTGCCATGTATCACAACAGGCAAATTGAATTTTTTAGCTTGCTCAACTAAAAACAAGGCCAAGTTCTTTGCTTGTATTTCTCTGGCATGCATGACCGTATCAAACAAGTCATAGCCGATATCATATTCTTCAGCCAACCAACGCAAGGCAATATTATCTCTAGGGTGACAAGCACCTGCATCGCCCATACCTGCTGTCATATATTTAGGACCCATGATACGCATAGTTGACTTAGCTAGAGCATCTGTAACTACATCAACGTTGATGTTGCCAATCTTCATAGCAAAGTCTTGTACCATGTTAACTAGTCCAACTTTGGCACTGATAAATGTATTGTAGAAAATCTTAATAGCTTCGCACTCATCCCATGTGCCAACTTCATAACGTGGATTGTTCTGCATGATAGTATCGTACAGGTCTCGAAGTTCACCAGCAACACCAGTTATACTACCATCTGCCGTGCCCAACATAATCATCTCAGGATTAGTCATATCCCACTTTACAGAACCCATAGCAATCAAATAAGGATTGTAAACAAACTCGTGTTTGGCGTCTAGCAACGGAATAAACTTCTTGCGAGTAGTTCCAGGTAATACTGTGCTAATCAACACTACCTTTTTAGGTGTAGTAGCATACTTGTTTACATTTTTAATGGCATCAATCACAGCGTCGTGGCCAAAGTCCTTGGGAGTCATGTGACTTGATGGAACACTTCCGTCGTAACCTTCTGTATGCGGAGTAGGAACAGCAATAAAAATCCACTCACTTTCATTGACTAGTTCCTCAATACTGCATACTTTTACAGCGTTGCTAGTGCGTGGGTAAATGTCGTAACCGCGTACTTCGTGTTTTTCAGCAAATACTTCAGCACAGTCTAATCCTAGCTTTCCAATGCCAATGAATCCTATTTTTTTCATTTTAGTCCTTGAGATAATATTTGAATGCTACAGACTAATTTATCTGGGTTTAGGCGCCAGACTATTATTTTTTAAACACCGGAATTGGATTCATCTTGTGTAGGCTACGACTACGAATTTTGCGATAGGCTTCAAGATTTGACAATTGCTGGCTGTCAGTAACTTGTATACCCGGTTCATCCTGGCTCATAGCTTGTTCTAACTCTGCATAGCTAAGTCCGCCAAGTTGATCTTGATCTGTGCGCCCATCGTCCCATAAGCCATCTGTGGGTGCAGCATTGATAATATCATCCAGTACACCTAACTCACGCCCCATCTGCCATACTTCTGTTTTATAACAGTCAGCAATGGGACTAATATCTACACCACCGTCACCGTATTTGGTATAAAATCCTACACCAAAATCTTCTACTTTATTACCAGTGCCTACTACAAGACCACCAACTGTTTGTGCAATTTGGTATAAGGTAACCATACGCAATCGACTGCGGCTATTGGCTAGACCTAACAAGTTCGGATAGGTAGCCATTCGACCTTCAAATTCGTCAAAGGTTGAGGTTAGATCAATGATCTCATGACGCACATTATCAAAGCGTTCAGCTAACCAGGCACCTTGACGCATGCTGAGATCATGCAGGTCTGGACGTTGACGGATAGGCATGGTAACTGCCACAGTGTTTAACCCAGTTCTAGCGCATAACGCACTGACCACAGCACTGTCAATACCACCACTGATACCCACTACAAGTGATTTCATTTTAGCTGTATGAGCGTAATCCTTGATCCAGGCAGTGATACGATCCTGCAAAGGTCTTACTGCTAATCTATCTTCGGTTGTAAAGGTTGTCATTATTTTCCCCAACCATTGCCCCATAAGTCTACGTGTAAGCGTGGGCTATAATTAAATCCACGCTCACAGCAGATGTTAGCAATGTTTAGTTTATTACTTTCATATGGATCAACAACACCGCCTTGTGGCATTAAGTAAACAATGCCATTAAATCCACCTGCTCTAAATGCATCAACAGCACGAATTGCCTCGTCTACGTGTTCTTTTGTTTCTACAACAAACTTAAGATAGGTTTGTCCGTAAAACTGATATTGATTTACGATTTCTGGACGAATAGCATCCTCCCACTTTTCGCCCGAGGCACTTAACTTGGCACTAACACTAAATGTTACTTCTCGACCCGTTGATTCCTTGACCCACTTGATAAGATACTGCTTAAAACTATCATGTAATTCTTGAGTGCCATTGGTTTCAAACGTAATGTTCTTTAAGTCTGCCATGCGTGGATGACTTAATAATTCTTCATATGCCCGTTGCCAACCTAGCAAAGGTTCGCCACCGGTGATAACCAAATGCACATCGTTGCCGTTGTTTTGTGTCCACATGCCATTTGGAGTCAACGCTAACATACGTTCTACCAATTCTTCTGTAGGTACTGTAGGACTCAGGTGTTTAAATGCAGGATGCCACGACGCATAACTATCGCACCCTGTTTCGACCAAAGGCAAGTCCGTAAACTTATCGTACAAGTGAACAACTTCAGCTACATCATCTGCACCTGTTGATTTTTCACCTGGCTTGCAACCAAACGAACTGCACGTAAAATTGCAACCATAAGTGCGCAAGAACACGCTGGGTACTCCGACAAATCTGCCCTCTCCCTGTAAACTATAAAATATTTCGCTTACTTTTATTTTCATTGTATAACCCTAATTGGAATACCTTTAAAAGAATATTGTGTGTTGCCATCTGGTTGATGCGATTTATCAAACATACTAAAATGTTGACTGAACTCTTCTTGATTTAATTCAAAATGATCAATGGGTTTTGCATTAGGTCCAGTGCTAATAGCAATAGCATTGTTCATTTGTTCTACTAAACTAGGTTTACGATAATGTATTTTCATTTCCACCAATCCTCCCAAAATGTCATAAATAATTATATGAAAAAACTTACTAATACTGATATTATAGCACGGTTAAACAAACTTTACAATAACAAATACGATCTTTCTAAAGTTAATTACACCGGACAGAATAATAAACTAACTTTAATTTGCCCCATCCACGGGGCATGGTCTAAAATGGCTCAAAAAATACTAGGGCACGGCAAAAGTAAAATAGCAGGATGTCCTAAATGTAATTTTAAAACCGCTGTAAAAAATAGATCCTATAATAGACTTAAAACTACCGAACAATTTATAAATCAAGCAATACAAAAACATAACGACATATACGATTACTCATTAGTTAACTATATTAATACCGATACCAAAATTGACATTATCTGTCCTTCTCATGGTTTATTTAGACAATTACCATGGGGACATCTAAAATATGGATGCCGTGCTTGCGGCATTCATAAAAGTAATGTTGAAAAAGTTTGGATTAAATCTTTAAATATCTCAACGTTAATAACACAACACACTATTTCCAGATTTAACTTTACAGTTGATGGTTACGATCCAATAACTAATACAATATATGAGTTTTACGGCGACTACTGGCACGGCAATCCTAAAAAATTTGCCTCTAATAAAATTAATACAAGAACCCCAAAACAAAAAACGTTTGGACAACTATATGAAGACACACTTGCTCGAGAACAATTATTAAAAAATGCTGGATATAATATTGTTTCTATTTGGGAAAGTGATTACCGTTAATGTTTCCAGAATTCTTCCCATGGAAACACAATCCACACATCTTCTTCAGCTTTATTTAGACCAACAGCACTGTAACTTACATTTAATTCACTCTTGCTTGCTTCGTTGTCAACTAACACAGCAACACGAACATTCTGCCCCCAAATTTCCTCATGCCAGCGTGGAGCATCTGGTAAACAACTACCGCGCCAGTCTTCTTTGATCCAGTTTAATGTAGCGCCTGAATCATTGATATCATCGACAATAAGAATACGCTTGCCTTCATATGCGTCTTCAGACATCCATAAGTTTGATTCTGGACCGTTGTTGTAATCACGTAGGCTTACTTTAAGAGTTTCCATTGGAACTTCTAAGTATTGACTGATTAGATTAGCTGGAACTAACCCACCACGAGTAAGTCCTACCACATAGTCAGGCATCCATGCGTCACGCTGTAGTTGCCGTAGTATTTCTTGAGTTTGATTCTCAATATCTTGCCAGGTATAATAGATTTTTTTCATATGTTATAAATTTTAAGAGATTGTTCTAAGCCCAATAACGGCAGTTGATATTGATTTAGTCGAGTTCCGTTGCCGGTGTATGATTTTGTGTCATGACCAGATACTTGAATTAATTTGCTATCTAGATGGTGTAATTGTGCATACATTTTTACGATCTCACTAAGATGATATTTCTTATTATACACTATATTTAGGTTGTTGTCATGTATTTGTTTAGCCAAAACAGCTTCAACCACAGTCAATAGATCCTGAGCACTGACCATATCAAACAAACGGTCTTTTGGAATCAGCAATGGTTCGTTGAGTTGGCATTTTTTAGTAAACAATTTTAACAGGCGATTGTCACTTTCACTGCTGTCAAAACAACCAAAAATTCGTAGATTGTAAAAATTTGGTATGGTTTGTGCAAACTTGGCTATGGCGTTTTTACTACGCCCGTAACTGTGTTTGGGATTTCTAGTCCAAATTTCTTTTTCGGGCACTTCGCATATATCGGTGTCAATGTCAAACTCTGCACCACTGCCAAAGTTAATAAACTTATCGTAATGTTCTCTATTGACAGCTAGATTATAAAACATACGCAGATTGTCTTCTTCAATCTTGGGATCTACAACATACACACTTTCTCTGCCCACTACAGCACAATGTACCACAGCATCAAATTGTTGTGATTTTAAAAACTCAGTTACTGAATTTAAATTTAAGAGATCAATTTCTTTTGAAGCGGGTGCAATAACATCGTGCTTGAGATGTTGTTTAAGGTAGCGACCAATAAATCCAGTACCACCTGTTAATAGGATTCTCATTTACCGTAATCTGGAAATTCAACTAAAATTGTACTACGATCACTAGCGTAGGCTGCCTGATATGCTGGAAGAAAATCGTCTGGCTGGTATAGCTCAACGATGTCAATATTTTTACACATCAATCTAAATGCGTCTGCAAAATTGCCTTTGTGTTGATCTTGCGGGTCTACAGGATTTTCACTACCCTTGGCCACACGAATAATGACTTTGGGCCTACAACGTCCGTCACTCATTGATTCCATTTTATCAAGATGGTTAACAATTTGATCTGTGGCATTTAATAAAAAATTCCATCTTGGAACAACACTGACAGGCACCATGCCATTGATTGCCATACCGGTACTTACACCAATTTGAAAATTCTCAGCAACAGGAAACTCCATCTTTTTATCGTTAGGAACTTCTGTTATGCTTTCATAACAGCCAGTACCAGCATAGCAAACAGCCTGGCCCAAGATCATAACACGATCTTGTGCGCCGATCCAGTTCATTGCCGCTTTGAGTTGTTGATTATACAGTTGTGTGGTCATTAAAATTGTACCCTTACTCCGGCACCTGCATGTGGATATTTTGTATTTTTATATTTGTAATAGATTAAATGTTTACTTTCGTACCAAACTCTGTTTTGTACAGGTAGATACCACTTGTCAGCTCCCCACATTTCGTGAGTAGGAGTCAGTACGCTTAGTTCATTGTCTTCAACAATAAATGTAATTGGCAAGTCTTGTGTTCGGGCATATTTGTAGGCTTCGGCCCAGGCACCTGTTTCGGCACTCATATCACCAGTCCAACACCATACATGTTCATCTGTACCACGAAGCTTGGCGGCCAGCGCCAGTCCTGCGGCAATGCTAGGAATGCCTCCTACAATACTTGAACATACGAATTTGTATTCTGGCAAGTTCATAACCATACTTTTACCGGCCATGATGCGTTCTTTAATTACCGCGGGCGGAATACTTTTTAACAGTGCTTGATAGTGATTGCGCCAGGTACAACAGATCCAATCTTTTTTAACATCAATCTTTTCAAACACACGCATGATCTGATCTTCATTGCCAGCATATAAATGAATAGGAGCACGGATTTCTCCGCGATTAAATGTTTCGCCTATATCTGTTTCAAAGTCAATTAGATCTTGTTTGTTCATAGATATAAACTCATAAATCCGTCAACCTTCTCTCCAATGTAGGCAATCTGTTCAGGAGTGATAACTGGACTGCATCCGTGGAAGTAGGTGTTCTTCATGGTAAATGTGGCTACAGGATAGTTGTCACGTGCATCTGCAGGATTCATTAAATGACTATATGCAGGTTGCAACATGATGTTGCCGGCAAAGTATGGGCGTGTCTGTATCAAGTTTTCTTCGAGATAGTCAACAATGTCCATGCGAGAGAACGGAGCATCCGCACGGATGGTCAATGGAAACGCAAACCAACTGACATCGGCCTTGTCTCTAGCACGTGGCAAGTGAAAAAACTCTTCGTACTTTTCATAGATAGCAAACAAAAGATTGTAGTTGCGTTGACGTAGAGCGTGTATTTCTGGCAATTTCTTAAGTTGCTCAAGACCCATGGCCGCTTGTAGTTCAATGGGTTTTAGATTATAACCAATTTCATCATACACATACTTGTGATCAAAAATCTGATCAGGCATTTCTGGAATCCACTCATTGAATCGCTTGCCACAGGTACCACATTTTAACTTGTTGGCTTCGGGCCCTACACAATAGCAACCACGTCCCCATTCACGTAGACTACGCACAATAATCTCTTGCTGTGGATCGTTCATGGCCACAAACCCACCTTCACCCATGGTCATATGATGTGCTGGATAAAAACTGCAACTTGCCATTAGACCAAAACTACCTAGAGGTTTGCCATCATAGGCAGTGCCTAGTCCATCACAACAATCTTCTAATAGTATTAGATTGTGCTTGTTGACCAGTTCCATCACACGATCCATGTTGGGTGGGTTACCCAACACATGTGCAAAGGTTATAATTTTAATGTCTGGATCACCAGCAAGTATCTGTTCTGCTTGGTCTAGATCAATGTTCAAGGTATCAATTTCAATATCGCAGAACACTGGCGTAAATCCATTTTGTAAGGTTGGATTAAGTGTGGTTGGAAAGCCTGCAATGGGCATCAACACTTTAGTGCCCGATGGAAAGTTGTAGCCACGCTTGCTTTTCATTGCGGCCATCATCAGCAGGTTGGCACTACTACCCGAGTTGGTCAACACTCCGCGAGTCTTGCCAAATTCTTTGGGGAATTTTTGTTCAAAACGCAGGCTCTTGTTGCCCATAACTAGCCAACCATTCAGCAAGGCTTCGGCTGCCGCCACATACTCGTCAGAGTCAAAATGTGGGCCTGCATAGTTGACAAAGTCCTTGCCGGCTATCCAAGTCTTATCTGCATGTTTAGCATCAATGTATTTTTTAATGTCTTCTAATATTTGTTTCATATTTTAATTCCAAGGTGGTTAGATAGTCGTTTCATAATTGCAATCACTGCCTGGCTGCCTCGGCTGCCATGAAAATGTAATATGTGGGCTGAATTAATGTTTATGCCGTTCCATGAATTATGGTCTATTAGCTCTTGTTCGGTTAAGGATCTTATTTTCATAGCCTGATAAGCCATCTGTGGATGTAGTCTATCCGATTCTGGAATGTCTTGACTCCAAAACATAGCGTTGTGCCTCAACTGATCGAACCCCCAATTACGGTTTGGATGATTCTCTATATTGCTCCACCATTGTTCACCAAGATTCCACACCTCATCACTAGTGGTGTGTGGGTAATACATTAGGTCGTCGTTGAAGTAGCGTGGAAATTCATTATGATTTTTAGGATGAGTATAGTTAAACAATCTATATTCTGAAAATTGATCTGAAAAAAGACTAGTAGGTTGTACCATCATGGTATCGGCTCCGGCCCAAAATATATTACACGGGCCACTGTTGCGAAGTTCTACAGTGGCTTTCCAATTGGCCAAGGTGTATTCCTCATTGTTGGCCACCGGGTCAGTCCACAACACTGTTTCAAATGGTTCTTGAACAAAGTGCTGAAAACTGGCCAAACTTATCTGATACATTTCTGAATAATTAGCATGTAAATTTGCGCTGGCTTGATTCATCCAATTATCAGTTACCGGTCTAACTGCACCGACAAGATAGTTTTTTACCATACAAAATTGTTCCGATAGTACTTAACTACATTTGCTAGTTCTTGATCAAACTGAGCTCGAGGTTGCCACCCTAATAGTTTTAATTTGTTATCGTTGATAGCATATCGTACATCCTGCCCTTGCCTTACGCTAGGAATAGTAAATGATTCCCAGTCGCTGGCATGGTCAACATTGTAATATAATTTTAATATTTTTTTAATTACTTCGCAGTTGGGCAACTCAGTGTTGCCACTAATATTAAATATTTCATTTTTGCAATTGGAATCAATAATGGTCAACACCGCTGCGGCTGTATCTCCAGCATGTAGCCAAGTGCGTATAGGGTTACCGCGGTTGTGAAGATCAATTGGCTTGCCCAGCTCAAGATATTTGATACTTTTAGGTATGAGTTTTTCTACATACTGCCCAATTCCATAATTGTTAGTTGGACGAATTATGACATACTTGATACCATAGGTTCTAGCCCAGGCCAGTACCAGCATATCGGCTGCCGCTTTTGAAGCTGAATATGGATTGCTGGGTTTAAGTAAATCTGTTTCGGTATGAGCTCCGGTTTCAATATCTCCGTAGACTTCGTCTGTGCTAAAATGTAAAAATATTGGAGCCTTGTATAATGGCTGTTGTTTGATCAACTCTAACAAATGATGTACGCCATTGATGTTGCTACGAATAAACACATCAGAACTCATAATTGAATTGTCCACGTGTGTTTCTGCGGCGGTATTGATTACATAGTCACAATCAACCAACCGATCAATGTCGTTGATGTCAGATTTAATAAATTTGAAATTGGGATTTTTATTAAATTCTTCTAAAAAATTCCAATTACTGGCATAAGTGCCCTTGTCTATGCCAAGTACATACCATCCACGCTCCAAACATTGTCGGGTAACATGAACTCCTATAAATCCCAAACAACCAGTTACATATACAATTTTTTTCACAGTCGTCGAGCTTTAACTAATAAGTGCCAGCCTAGGTATTCTTTAACTGCTTCACGCATGGCTTCGGGCATGGCTTCAAACCAAGGTTCTAATTCATAACGACCTTGTTTATAAGCATCAACATTATACATAAAACAATGGTCCTGACGCAGGCGTTCAAGATGAAATTTTGATCCTAATAACTCTACTATGTCATCTTTGCCATAACTTTTAGCATAAGGGCAACCAGCTTGGGCTTCATATTGATCCAGTCCGCGATTGATCATGGCCTGTTTCCATGAATTTTTTGCATAGACCATGAAACGAAATTCACCACCTGGTTTAAGAATATTATAGACGTTATTGATAATACATTCTATTGCTGGAAAATGATGTATCACACCGTAACTGTAGACCAAATCCATTTTGGGTAGACTCTCATAAACACTAGGATCACTAGCATCGCCACAAACAAATGTGCCTTCAAGTTCCTCAACTTTAAATCTTTGTTGTGCTAGTTTAACACTTTCATCTGAATAGTCTATAGCATAATAGTCAGCACCATTACGAGCAAATTCGGCAGAATCTGAGCCAATGCCAGGCCCAATTTCTAATACCTGTTGACCTTGCCAAAGATGAAAGCCAGCAAATTCAGGAATGTGTGGTTCAACAAGGTATCGGCGAGCAGAAACATCTTGAAAAAATTCTAAACTTCCAGGAGGATTTTTACTGTGTCGGACATTGCAAGGTTGATTATTCCAATAATCACGAATACGCTGTTCTAAGGTTTTTGTCATTAGTTTACTCTAATGTTAAATTGACGCATTTGATTATTTACATCGTTTTCTCGAAGACGTTGCCAAGGATCTTGTTTGCCAGCTTTGATATTGTCCCAAAATGTAGGAGTTAACCCTTGACTTTTTAAATAATCATTAAGTTTATCACAGTCTGCCATCCTTTTTAAAGACCACGAGGGATGGTGAAAGTCACGTGGACTGTGGGGATTGCCTTCTAACATGGGTCTGTTTTGGTAAGTCTGATCCATATTATTACCAGTAAGGTCTGCACGGTCGTGTTTGACGTGTACCGGTATGCGTTGCATTACATCTAGGCAGTAGGCATTTTGACTGATCCACCCGTCGGATATTTGATGTGGACTGAGATGACCTAGCACGTCTAACCAGGCCCGAGGTACTATAGGGAAAATACTGTAAGGATGATCGTTGTGAGTCCTGAATGCTAAAATTTTAAATTGTCCAGTATAACTAGCAATTTCGTGATCCCAATCTTGAGTTTCCATTATAGCATCGTCATTCCAGAAAACTAACCAGTCTGCGGATGATTTTTTTGCCAAGGTGTTTACGTATTCATTAAGGCGAATATAGCCCATTGGTTCAAATGTCATGGCAGTATAATGAAGATTGCGTTCATCTAACCACGGCTGTAACACCGAGCTAAAATGTTCAATGCCCACAGGATCGTCGTTGTCGAATCCCAGCATAATTTGTATGCTGTCGGTATCTTTGGCTAAATTTACCAGGCTTTCTACACTGCGGCTTAGGGCTGCTGTGCGGCCTCGTGTGGGTAGTAGTACTGCTATTCGGTATTCGTTTGTCATGGTATGAATATTTATATGCGTATATTATCACGCAAATAAATCTTCATTCCATTCACGATGTCCTTCTCGATAAGCCATAGTGCTCTGTGTTTCACGCACTTCGACTCGATAGCACCAAAGTCTATCTGCTTCGGCCTGTCCCCACATATCGGGAAGGTAGACACCATTG